CCGAAGTCATGCTCACCGTGCGGATCGTTGCCTTCCTTGAAGTCATCGAACAACTCGACCCGCTCCCGGATGCGCGACTGCACCATATCGGGCAACGCCCGGATGCCCGGCGTCACCACCAGCTTGCAGCCGACACCCAAGGCCCGGCGCGCCTCATCGTTGAGCTTGGCGATTGCCGCCGCGTTCGCCGCCATCACGCCACCTCCATGATCAGCAGTTCTTCGGCCCCATACACCTTGCGGGCTCCGCAGACCTCGCACTTGCCGCACCGCATGTCCGGCTCGACTCCGTAAGCCTCTTCGCCGCACGCGCGGCAGAAGCCTACGTATTCATCCGACCGCATGGCATCCATCAAACGGTCCTGACCGATCAAAACAGGCGTAAATTTCGCCTTCATCCTTTCACCTCGACTTTGGGAAGAATCCCACCGGAGCCCGCGCGCTGGCCGGTCGACCGCGCGCTGGCCCTAGTGATTCTCAGCCAATCTCCGTATGCAGCGAGCCGTTGAATTCGTGCCATAGCTCGCACAGTTGCATGTGGGCCTCGACCGCTTCGATGAAACGCGCGGGCGTCTCGCACTTGCCGTGATGGCGTTGCCACTCGGAGAACGCATCGCGCCAGTCGTCGATCACCTCCGCATGCGTCTCGCCATCGCACCCGTGTTCCGCCGCATCGTTGCAGCGCGCGGCCCGCTCCGGTTCATTGATCCAGTCAGAGTTGCGCTCGGCCTGCAACGCCTGGACTTCCTCTGACCGGATGAGCCACTCGTAGAAGCGCTCGATCCGGGCCCGCGAAGACGGCGACAGGCGCGCCAGCGTGGCTTCGGAGTCGACCACCGCCGCCGCGTTGCACCGGGCCCGCCAGAGGCAGTCCACGGCCCGCTCGCCACGCGCCCGGTAAGCGCGATACCAGTTGAGAGTGGTACGTGGCACGCTCACCGGCCACCGCCTTTCTTCGCCTTGCGCGCGGCAAGCCGATCCGCCGCTTCGGCCCGCGCCAGGAGCTTCGATGCCAAATCGTAGATGGCGTCATACGTCACCGCGAGCCGCCGCCGCGTGCCCTTCCGGCGCAACTCGATATGGCGCGGGTGCAGTTCGATCAGAAGGGCGCGTGAGCGCCCTCCGTCCCGAATGCCAACCGCCGTCTCGCGCATGAGCGGCTTGTCGATCCGCGTCATGCGGGCACCTCCGTCCAGGAAAGCTCCATCTGCCGGTCATCCGCCACCGGCCCCGGCCCCTGGAGCACCGGCACCGCCGCCATCGCCGCCAGCGTGGCCCGCGCATCTTCCAGGGCCTCATGGGTCAACTCTTCTTCCACGTCCCTGATATGGTCCGGGTGAGAGTCCGACTCGATCCCGCCCAAGTAGGCGCGCCCGATCACCGTGCCGAAGGCCCAACGGGTGTCGGTGTCGATCGAGATCCTGACCGCGCAATCGAGCATCTGCCAGTCGCCGCGCCGGAAGGCCGCGAGCCGCTCGCGGTCCTGGGCCTCGTACCGCTCGATCTCGGCCCGCTCGCAACCGGAATAGTCCATGCCGCACAGGTAGCTCACGTCCGGTTGCGGGTCGCCCAACCACTCGACTTCGTACCGGAGCCCGCCGCGCTCAAACGTCTTATTGGATGGCATCGCGCTAGCCCTCCAACTCTTCGCGGAGCTTCGCCGCCGCCGTCACATAGCCCTCAAACGCCGCCGCCAGACGCGGCGACGGCTCGCCCTTCATCATCATCAGCGCATCCTTGCGCCACTGCTCTGACGCGATCTGCAACGCGGTCCAGATGAGCGTTTGCTCCTGGACCTCGAAAGCCTCGAAACGATTCTGTTCCATGTTCACCTTTCTGTCTGTCATCCCGCGATACAACCCGGCCTCGCGCCCGCTCCGTCTGCGACCGGAGCGATGCGACTCCGAATCAGCGATTGCCCGCGAAGTCCTCGACACGCGGGCCGGGGCACGTATTCGAGCCGGTGTCATGCCCGGTCGAGCCGCAGTCGGCGCACTCTTCATAGCCGCCGTCATCCGGCCACGGCGCATCAGGATCGACCACTTCAACGCCCTCCAGGTATGAGCCCGGCGAACAGATCACGCCGAAGCAATACCGTTCTTCGTTGCACTCCATGTAGTCGCCGATCATGTCGTCGTCGTCAAGCTGGCGGTCGCCGCCGCAGTCGATCACGTAGCGGAGCAACTCGGCCTCAGCCTGCTCCTTCGTTTCATGCAACGTCACGCGGGCGTCCCGGCCCGCCCACGCGCGGCCACCATCAATCGTCAGAGCGTAATGCACTCTCACCGTGTCACCTCCTGCAAAAACGCTTCCTCGTACCCTTCAATCGCAAACGAGTCGCCGAAGTGCCCGCCGCTGGCGATGCAATGCTCCATCGCATCCGCATCGCGCACCGTGATCGTCAGGTAGCCTTCCTCCCACGCCATGCCGGTCACCGTGCCGGTCACCACCGATTCATTGACGCCGTGGAACGTCACCGCATCGCCCAACTCGACCCGCTTCATCAGGACACCTCCCCGCACTGCCAGCACGCGCCCGCCGCTTCAATCTGCCCCCGGCAGACCGGGCACTCAAACGCCGCCGCCGTCATCGCCCGCGCCACCGGCCCGCGCCTGACGCTCGCCATCTCGACCCACTGGCGACCGTCACCGGCCACCGGCTCAACCAGGAAACGGTTCCGGCCCCATGAACACTTCACGTCGCGCACCGTGCAATCCACCCACAGTTCCCCGGCCCGCATCTGGATCGTCTCGCCCACGGCGACAATCATCTCGACCGCCGTCGCGCGCGTCACCGGCCTACCTCCACCCACTCGCCTTCGGCCCACTCGATCAGCGCCTTGCCCAACGCCGCCGCGTCGTCATACACGCCCAGGATGCGCTGGCCGCTCAGGACCGCCGGTTTGCGCTCATTGTCGCCGTACACCTTCGCGCTGGCCCCCAACCGCGACACGTACACCGTGATCGGATACATCCGCTCAGGCCGGGCAAGCTCCGTCGCTTCGCGCTTCAACTCCAGTACGCTCCCCTTGGTAAACGAGAGCCACTGGCCGCGCTCATCACGCCGTTGCGTGTAGAGCATCACCTCGCCCTCGTCATTCACATACGAGTCCCGCAACGATACGCGGAACACGTCACGCGGAAAGGCCCTGAGCCCGAAGGTCGCCGGGAATTCACCCGCCGCCGCCGCTATCATCCCGTCGCGCTCACCGCGACTCATCAAACTCCAATGCATCTCTTCACCTCGTTCATCTCGCTACGATCCTCAGATCCGCGCCAGGAGCCCACTGGCCGGTGCCGGTGAGCCCTGACTCGACCCGCTAAATCAGCGGATGCAAGCGCGACTGGGGCCACTTGCGCGCAGCCGCCTCATACAACTCACGCGAGCCCGGCTCCGGTTCCAGGTAGCAGCGCAACGCCTCGACACCGGCCCGGTAGCCCTCGCGCATCAACGCGCTCTGGATCTGCTCGTCGCCGTTCTCCGCTTTGAACCAGTAGTACGATCCGGCCTCGACCACCGCCTTCCGCAACTCGGTCACCGACATGGGCTCGGCCCGCTTCGTTCTTCGCGCCATCACTTCACCTCCTCTTGTATCGACTTCCAAATCTTGCAGTAGAACTTCCGGTAGAAGCTCGACCATCCCTGACACCCGGTCGAGTTGCCAAACTCGTTCTCGATCCAGGAACCCTTGTTCGCCTTGTAGCCGCGCGCGTTGCCCCACGCCTTCGCCATCACGTTGCGCCAGTCGCCATGCAACAGAGCCTCGCGCTGCTTCGCCGCCGCGTTCCAGACCGCCACCGGCTTCGCCACCGGCAACCACGGCTCGTCATCCGCATGAGCCGCGCTCAGATCCCACGTCACCGTCACCGGCCCGCTGGCGACCGGCCCGCGTGGCGCACTCCAAACCTCATACGCCGTCTTCACTACTTCACCTCCAATGCTTCATCGATCCGGCCCACTACCCCAACCGCCAGCGCCCGCAAATCCTCCAACTCGCCAACAAACAAATCGTCCGTCAACGTGCCATCGAACACGGCCTGCACCTCTTTGAGCAGATCCTGCATCTTGATCAGCCGGTCAATCGCGCTCATCGTCTCCGTCGCCATCTACTTCTTCACCTCCGCTTTCACTTCCGCCTTCTCAGCCCACGCGCCGTTACCGGCCTGCTTCGCCGTCGACGCCTTCCCGGCCTTCCAGCAACGCTTGCACTCCGTCAGGCCATGCTTCACCGCAACCGCCCGATCCGCGTGCAGCCCATGCGCCTTCCCGTTGCGCGTCGAGCAACTGGTCGTTGAATGGAACGCCTTGCTGGCACTCCCGAAGTACACCGTCTCGGCCAGCGCCATCCCGGCCAGGATCAATCCCGTCAGTATCGTCTTCATCTTCTGTGTTCACCTTTCTGTCTTCCCGCCGCCCTCAATCGGAGAGCGGTCAATATGATGATACCAGTTAGGAACGCAAGGTTACACCCATTACAAAGATAATTGAAACGATATCGCGTGTGCTACGCTCCACCTCATGGAACCCTCACAGAATCATGGGGATGACGCCAGGCCGGACCTCGAGAAAATTTCTCAGGAAAATAAAGATTCCAACCTGTACCCGCCGCCCGCCAGCGCGCCACCAGCCACCACCGGCCTTCCACCACGGCCCGCTGGCCGCTACTGCACAACCTGCACTCACCCGGCCCGCGATCAGATCGACGCCCTCCTGGTCGCCGGTCAACGCAGCTTCGCTTCCATTGCCGGTGATTTCGGGCTGAACGACTCCAGCCTCCAACGACATGCTCAAGAGCACTTGCCTGCAAGACTGCTTCGTAATCGGGAGGAACTTCAAACCCGTGCGGATGCCGCGTTCGTAAAGCTGGCCGTCACGCAGAGCGTGAACCGCCTACGGCGCATCCAGGGCCGGATGGATCTATTGGAACAGGTGCGGCTCGACCGGGCCGGTGCCGCCGATCCCGGCGTTCCTGGTGACCGCACCGGCCTGATCGTTAAACAGGTGCGGTCGATCCGCACCGGCCAGGAGTCATGGCGCGAAGTGGTCGACGCGCATGTGGACACCGGTCTCCTGGCCGAAGAGAGAATGTTGGAGCGTGCCGCCGCCGTCGAGACGGGTGAGTGGCTCGCGCAAACCGGGAAAGGTGCCTTCGGCGCTGGCGAAGGTGGCCGTGGCCCGTTGGTGGTTGTGCTGGCGACCGGCCTGCAGCCGATCCCCGGCCCCGCCGGGCCCGAAGCCGCGCGGCATCGTATTAGTGATGCACGCCGCCAGCGCACCGCGACCGCCGCAGAAGTCGAGGGAGCGCAGGCCGGTGGCGTTGCGCCACCACTGAACCGGCTCGACATGCTCGACCTGGAGCAAACCCCGGAGTGGGTGCCTGGAGCGCCGGATACCTTAGAAGGTGCATTACCGGGTGCGGTCCAGGGCGACCGGCCCGGCCCCGAAGCTGAGAGCCTCGACTCCGATTGAGTGGTGGCGCTGGCCGGGCTCGACCGCGCCGGCCACCGGCTCGAGTCGCGCTTCCTTTAGAATGAGCGCGTTGCGGCGACCCCCCCCATGCCCGCGAATTCCGGGGCCCCGCGGGTCCAGCCGAAGGGTGTGTTCGCGCATGTGTGAAGTTCAAAAAGCAGGGAGTGGGGAAGAGGTTCGCGTGTGTGTGAAGTCCGGAAAGTGTGGCACCTGGGATGAGGTGTGGGGAAGGGTACGGTACTACAGTAGCTTTCCTCATCTTCTGCGAAGATGAGGTGTGGGAGGGGGAACTGAAACGCTACACCGAAGAAGAAAGAAAACCAGTATATCTGTATACCCCCCCCAACCCCCCAAGGAAAAAAGGGAGCAAACCGCAAAAACGCGCGAGCCTCAAAAACGCCGCGAAGGAGCATTGTATACCACCCGGGCCCGGTTTTGGGTGGGGCCCCCTTTTGAGGGTGGTAGAAGGGATTTTCTACCAGGGAGAAAGAGACCCGCGTTTGAGGGGTACAAGGTGTAGTTTTCGTGACTACAGAGAGAGTGGTGTGTGATAGGCTTGTGGTGTTCGATTTTCAGCATGGGTGCCCTGGTTTATCACTCAAAACCGGGGCATTCTTGCGTTTTGTGGGGCCATCCCGGTCCAGTCCAGGGGTAAGGGCGAAGGGTTCCCTATTGGGGAGCCTGTACTCGTAGACGTTGGACTATTTTCACTGGAGCGCCGCCGGGATTAGTCCACTTCCCATTTTCCCTCCCGTTTTGCGCAAAACTCTTTTACACTGCTTTCTGAGGTGAAACAAGCAGTGGGACGATGCAGAATATGCGGGACGGACCTATCGAAAGACTTATTTGCGTATGTAGCGCAGAAGCCGGTGTGTTGTATATGCACGGCGAAGTATGTGGGCGGGAATTTCTCGCCGGGATGGATCGAGGATGTGCGGATGGCGTTGAATCTGGCTGAGGGCGAGTATTTGGAGCAGGATCAGGCGGCCGAGGCGCGGCGGTTGCTGGGGAGGGCGCGGTGATGAAGCGGGTATGGGTGGAATTGACGTCGACGGACGGGCGAAAGCTGATGTTCCAGGTGGGGAAGATCACGGCGATCAAGGAGGGCGATGGCAAGCTCCAGGCGCCGACGTACATCGAGACGGTGGCTGGCGGATCGGTGGACGAGGATTTGTGGGCGATTCGGGAGCCTTACGAGAAGGTGATCGAGAAGATCTCGAGGGCGGAGTGGGCGACCGGGGAGGGGCACGGGGTATGAAATTCATCCGGCTGGTGAGGGAAGGCGTGGAGGCGGTGGTGTGGTTGCGGGTGGAGGCGATTCTGGCGATCCAGGAGTCCTCTCAGGGGACGCGGGTGGATTTACATGGAGGGCACTCGTATCATGTCAAGGAGACGGTCGAGGAGATTTACGAAGAGATGGAGCGGATGCGGGCTTCGGCCGGCGCGGTGAAGTAAGTAGGAGGTAAGAGATGCCGGAAGATCGCAAGCAGGCTAAGGCGCAGCCTTCGGCCGAGGACCGGCATTTCCGTTTGCCGATTTACCGGGAGCCGATGAGGCCGTCGACGGCGGGGCGGTGGCGTAAGTGGGACCAGTCGACGCCGATGGGGAAGGCGATGGCGCGCGAGCGCGGGCCCGAAGAGATCACCATCAACGACAACGTGCCGCAGGGTAACCCGGACGAGGTGATGGCGCGCAAGGATGAGTACGGGCGCACGTTGCGGCACGAGCTCGCGCATGCGATGCAGGAGCGTGGGGATATTAGTCCGGATGTAAGTGCTTTTGAGATGCCGTGGCGGCGGGAGTTCTGGTCGGACGATTATCATGCGCCTAAGTACCGTAAGAAGCTGGAGGAGGAAGCCGGCCCGGACGAGGCGGATGCGTACACGCTCTCCGGGACGGTGGATCTGAGTAAGTACTTGCCGCAGGATCCCTCGAAGATGAAGGCGCTTAAGCGGAACCAGCTTGAGCAGATGAATAAGCGCGGGCTGGGTAAGTACACCAAGATCTGGGAGCGGGACTGACTTATGGCGGCGGCGGCCTCCTCTTCGCGGGTGAACCTGCATACCTGTCGGAAGGGGCCGGTGTTATTCCGGCATGGCGGGCCGTGCGAGCAGTGCGAGGCGGCGAAGTTACTGACGAAGGTGTTTTTCGGGCCGCGGGAGTGTACGCGGGGGCAGGCCCACTTGTACGATGGGCCGTTCATCGAGGAGCCGAACGGGTTGTGGCAGTCGAAGACGTGTTCGCGGTGCGGCCGCCTGGCGATCACCGACACGGTGTGGGAGTAAGTAAGTTATGACTCAGGAAGAGAAGACGACGGCGCTTGGGAAGGTATTCGCGGCGGTGGAGCCGCTGGGTTACTTAGTGGAGGTCGATGAAGAGACGAGCGCTGTTATTGTCAATTGCTCGACCAAGCACCGGTCGCGCCAGTCGGGGGCGGTGCTTCAGGCGGCGCTGGCGGCGGGCGTCAATATTGTGGGGACCAGGGCCGGGCGGCGCGGCTTTGAGATTGTGGTGGGGTAAGTGAAGATCTCGGAGTTAATGGGGATGTTACGCGACTATGCGGCGCATCATGGCGACCATGAGGTGAAGGTTCTGAACATCGACGCGGGCGCGGAGGACTATGCCACGCTCTTCATCCTCGACCTGTATCCCTCGCACGGCGCGGCGGTGTTACGGGTGGGCGTCCACGGCGATTAGCGTTACTTGAGCGGCCACTCGGCGGGAATGGATCCGGTGGCGGCGACGTTTTCCTGGAGCTTCAGTTTCTGGATGATGTCCCAGCGCTCGCGCCGCTGGGTGAGGATGTTATAGACGTTGGCACCGCCTAACCTCTCGATGGCTAAGTCGCAGGCCGTTTCGAATTCCTCGACCGCGAAGCTGATGTCTCCGTTCACGGGTTCTCTTTTCTCCAGGTGGATCATGATGGCGGCGCGTTTGCCGCAGTCGTTGCAGATGCCGGTTTGCTGGTCGATCGACGGGTGGTAGCAGCACTTCCATTCGCCGGGCTGCGGAGGGAAGGTGAAATCCGGATCGCCGCCGAAGCTCATACTTCCACGCCGTTTTCGTAGATGACGATCGAGTCTTCTAAGATGCGCGGCGAGGGGATATTGAGGCCGGTGCGGGCGTTCTCGTCCTCCTCTTTGATCTTGCGGGGCTGCGCGTAAGCGAGGTACTGGCGGGCCTCCTCGACGGTTTCGAACGACATCGAGACGAGGCATTGGGCGGTGCGGTAGCGGAGGATCACGCAGTTTTTCGAAGGCGCGTAAGTGGCGCTCATAACTTCTCCTCGCAGAAGGTGGGATCGGGCCGGCGCGGCATATGGAGCATTTCCGGAGTGCGCGCGACGTCCACGAGGGCCTTGCCGAGGTCGAGCGCCTGGGCGGTCGAGAGCTTGATGGGAGCGGCGAGCTTCAGTTCGACGAGCCACTCCCCGGAGTCTGTCTTAGCCGTATTGACGGTGTTGATTTCAAGTCCGTAGATTTCCATTCGCGGTTCCTCCTTTTGGTGCGGATGAGCGAGTACTGATTGCGCATGGCGAGGATGCGGTGAGGGCGCTCGGAGCCCGCGCGGCCGCAGGCCCCGCAACTTACACAGCAAAATTCGCTGGTGTCGGGAATGAGTGTTACTTCCCTTTCTGCGCAGACCGGGCACTTGAGGTTAGTAATCATTCCAGGTGGACTCAGGCGGCGCTGCCGGTGTTACCTGCAGCGCGTCCCAGCACTCGGTGCCGGGGTTCCACATCATGGGCGTCTTACAGGTGATGCAGTGGTTAGGCACGCTCAGGGAGGCGAAGGCCGGCGCGTGTCCGAACACTTTGCAGCCGAGTTCCTTGAGAAACTTCATTTCTTTTTCCCTTGCGAGCGGGCATAGTCCATCGCCGCCTTCTGATGCATTTCGAGCAGGCTGAAGTCGGTCTTCGACATCGTGCCGTGGCTCGGGTTGTAGATGTCCACTTCGAGACGCGGTTTCATCACGCCGAGCGGGTCGATGGCTTGCGGCGTGGGATCCGAGTTACGGCAGCCGGGGCAGTGTTCGCTCATAAAACGCTTCCGTGGATGGAGCTGCGGGTCTGATAAAGCTAAGGCTTTGCTCTCCCCTGGCTTCACCGCGCCCCATCCATTCTGAGCGTACCCGTTTCTTTTGCGCAAAACAAGACCTTCGTGTTACGCTCGGGTTGTCGCTTCACCTCGACGTCGAGGGCCGCGGTAGCTGTCGCCAACTGCTGCCACGGTCCTCATCCCGTTTCAAAACGGAAGGTGATGACGAGGTGAAAGATGGCAAAACAGAAACCGAAGGCCGCGCCGGAGATGGAGGATCTGCCCGCGTGGGTGAAGACCTTCCTCGCCGCGCGCTTTGCCGGGGATAAGAAGGCGAAAGAGGATCCGCGCGAGTTTGTGATCCTCGAGCTCTCCCGCGATCAGGCCGCCACGCTGGCCGGGTGTCTGGCTAATTCGCACGCGCAGATGCTCCACATGCTCGACCCGCTGCTCAAGGACATGCCCAACCGGTGCGCGGCGCTGGCGGCGCTCGACATGATCCTTGAAACGGTGGAGCGGGCCGGGGAGATCGCGCGCATGCTGCCCGCTTCGGCTCCGCTCGAACTTTTCTCGATCGTCGAGCGGGACTTGTATGAGAAGATCAACCGGCGCGCCGCCGACAACCAGCACACGCATGCCGACGAGGTCGAAGACCTCACGAAGGTGCATTAATGCTGAGTGCCAGCGACAAGGCATTCTTAAAGGCGATCGGCGTCTCCGAGGACGTCGTCGCTCCGGCTTCGAAGCGCCTCGGCGGCTATCACGCGGTGTACGAGACGTGTCCCGAGTGCGGGGCCAAGCGCCATCGCTTCCTCGACAACGGCATGATCTTCTGTCTTTCCTGCGCGGCGCGCAAGCAGCGGGATCAGGCCCTCCGGGACGCTCAGGTAGCCGCCTTGATTCAGCAGGCATATGACCGGGCAATCGCCCGGGCAGACCAGGACGATGGGCCTATCGTTCACCGGGGCTTCGAGATCCGGCGCATTGAAGGGACCGGCTGGTGTTTCCGCCGGCCCGGGGAGCTCTGGACGAAGGCCCATTCGCGCCGGGATGCCTTAATCAGTATCGAACGGCTCGTGGGGCCGCTCGTCTACGAGGAGCCCTACCCGTTTGTCCCCGCCAATAAGTGCCGCGAGTGCGGCGAGCCGTGCGGGGAGCTACGCTGGTGCGGGCCCTGCGGAAAGGCGAAGTTTTTATGAGAATCAGCGGGGCCGACCAACAGATCGCCGAGTGGCGCGACCGCTACGACGAGATGAAGCACAGCGAACGGATGGCGGTGCGCGCCAACATTGAGCTCCAGAAGGCGATCGGCAAGGAGCGCGATCAGGTGGAGCGGTTGCGCAACGCGCTCTTCGTGCTCAACGCGCGGTTCCATTCGGTCTGCAACTCGATCGGCCCGCATGTGTCGGCTATGTACCTGGAAGATCTGAAAGAAGTGAAAGAACTTCTTTCGGGTGGTACGATCTCCTCGAAGGAGCCAACGCTTTGAGCCCTACTTATCACGAACCCGAGCCCCACGTCTTCCGCGATCCAAACGATCCCAATCTCAATCTCGATCCCAACGCCGATCCCAATCTCCCGTACGATCCGCGAGCCGCCGTGGAGCCGCGCGTGGAGCCGCTCGCCGTCGATCCGCCCACCGCCCAACAGTTGACCGCTTTGCTCGTGGCCATCCGGCGCATCGCGCCGGGGAGCGCGCGGCGCGTCGTCGAAATCATCGACACCTTCGCTCTCCACTATTACCCCGATGGCCTGCCCGAAATTCCCCCCACGGTCGAGCCGCCGCCTATTGAGACGTCCACTTTCAACCTCCTGGCCTCTGATCTCATGGCCCTGATGTCCGGTTTCGCGGTAGTCTATCCCACCGCCGGGGGAACGGTCGAATTCCTGGGGTGCGAGCTCGCCTACACGTTCGGCACGCTTCCCTTTGACGCGCTGGCCGGCACGTTCAGTGTGCGCAGCCAGGGCGGAACCACCATTTCCGATGGCTGCGCGGGAACCGGATTCATCGATCAACTGGTGAGCGGGAACGGGACAATCGCTCCGCTCGCCGGGCCCTGGAATATCGGCGCCGTCGATGCGCCGCTCGAACTGGCGTACCTGCCGAGCAATATGACGGGCGGCGACGGAACGGTCGAAGTCGTCACCAGCTACCGCAAATGGCCGGCCGGGACCGCTCCCTCCGCGGCCGCTGCCGGATTGTCGATTCCCCCGTTTAAGTTTGGAGTTGCCTAATGCCTGAAGAAACTATCGAAGAAACCGTGCGCGTCGAAGAACGCGAAGTCCTGCCGCCGCCCACCATCGAGGAACTGCACACGTTCCTCCTCAAGGTGCGCGAGGCCGCTTATATCTCCGCGCTCCAGACCGCCGTCCTGATCGACGACTGGATGGAGAAGTACCCGCTGCCGCCGCCGCCCGAAGCCGACGTGGAAGCGGTCTAACCGATTCCGGCCGGCAGGTTCCTTCCGTCGCCGGAGCCAACTATACGAGGCGCGGCATGGTGTCCGGACGACCCGTGCCGCGTCGTTGGCTTTATACTCCCTGGTAAGTGCCGCGTCCGAACAAACCCCACCAACCCCAGCCCGCCGTGCCGCTCACGATGGAGCAGATGGCGCTCCAGATCGGTTCCTACAACCGCACCAAATTCATTTACAACGAGCAACTGATCTGGGAAGCCAACCCAGGCATGCAGGAGCAGATTTTCTATTGGTCGAGCCCGGACGGCGTCGTCTTTTACGACCCGGTCACGCTCGCGCCGCAGGCTCCGGACAAGCGCTACATCTGCGATGAGATTCTCGCAGGCGGGCCGCGCGGCGGCGGCAAAACGAGCGCCGGGATTGCCTGGGCCGCGCTCTACGTCCACAACCCGAAGTACGTGGGCACGCTCCTGCGCCTGAGTAACGAGGCGATGAAAGAGACGATCGAAAAAGCGTGGGCGATCTACCGATTGATGGGGGCCGTGAAGAAGGGCAACCCGGTCTCGTTCCTGTTTCCCACGGGGGCGATGATTTACACCGGCTATCTCAAGGACGAAGCCTCGTTCGAGCAATATCGCGGCCATGAGTATCATAGGGTGGTCATCGAGGAAGCCGAGCAGATCAAAAGCGAGGCTCTCTATGCCGCAATCCTGTCGTCGAATCGCACCACGGTGCCGGGGTTGCGCCCGCAGATCCTGCTGACGGCGAATCCGGACGGGCCCGGCGCGGCCTGGCTGAAAGCCCGGTTTGTGAAAGTGCGGCGCTCCTCTAACGGCGAGTTATTTCCCTACGGTACGCCGATGTACGACCCGCATAGCAGGCGGTGCAAGATCTACTTACACGGGCCGCTCAAGGATAATCCGCAATTACTCGCCCAGGATCCGCATTATGCCGACCGCCTGAATGATCCCTCGCACCCGGAGTCCCGGCGCAAGGCGTGGATCGACGGCGACTGGGACATCAGCGCGGGCATGTTCTATCCGTCGTTCCGGCCGCGCGCGATCTCTTCAGAGCTCCAGGATTTTCCCGAGGCGTTTCACGTCATCCCCAGTTACACGATCCCGGGCTGGTGCCATCGCTGGCTGTCGGTCGACTGGGGCCACCAGCACCATTCCGCCGTTTACTGGTATGCGCTCGCGCCGGACAAACGCATCCATGTCGAAGACGAATTAGTGGTGGCTGGTTACGGGGCCGACGAGCTCGGCGCCGAGATCGCGCGGCGCTCGCTTCCCAAGCTCGAGCGGATGAAACAGCCGCGGCTGCGCTGTTACCTGAGCCCGGACGCTTTTCAGGTTCGCGACAAAGACCACATGATCTCGGATCAGATCGCGTACGGCGTCCAGCGCATTCTGGGCCCGGGAAGCTCGCTGATCATGGAGTTCACGCCGCAGGAACTGGCGGTGTCGAAGAGTGACCCGCAGGCGGCGATGAAGATGCGCGAGGACCGCCTCGCGACGGGCGAGATCGAGGGATCGTCGATCTGGTTCACGCGCGCCAACAACTCGCGCGAGGCCGGCTGGGAGTACCTGCGTGGGCTATTCCGCTACCAGCCGCTGCGGCGCAAGGCCGAGCCCGATCACGACTACGCCGACTCCATCCTCAAGAACAAGGGCATCATCGCCTACCAGAAATATATGGCGATGTTCGCCGAGGAGCACAACGAGGTTCTGCCCCGCATCCGCTTCCACGATAAGTGCCAGATCTTAATTGAAACCATTCCCAAGCTGATCTCGGACTACCCCACCAACCCCGAAGACGTCAAGAAGTTCGATAGCTCCGAGACGACGATCGGCGACGACCCCGCCGACTCGCTGCGGTACGGCTGCATGGGCTTCAAAGATTATGAATCGAAGGTGCCCCGGGAGGTGTATATCGAGGAGGAGATCGCGCGGATTGCCAACTCAAACCCGCAAGACCAAGACTTCAATATGAAGATCCTGATCGCCAGGATGGCCCAGGAGCGTTACGATAAGCAAAACAATGCGAGCGAATCTTGTATTTTGATTCGTGACGCTATGCTAGTCCGGAAAGGCCAGATCATCACATGAGCCCATCAATGGACGAAGAGTTAGGAGCGCCGCCGACCTCCCTCGAGGCCCCGCCCGCCCCGCCTACACCGCCGCGATCGACGGCGGCCGGCACCGCACCCAAGCTCGGCATGACGTCGATCTCGCCCGAATCGGTCAACTACACCACCGCCGCCGAGCGGTGCGAAACCTGCGAGCACTTCGATGAAGAGCAGATGTACTGCAACCTGAACAAATTCGACGCCGAGCCCGAAGGCCACTGCGATAAGTTCGAACTGCTCGGTTCCGCCGCTGGCGGCGGCGGCGAGGAGATTCCGGACGAGGAGATGCCCTTCGAGGAAGAGACCGAGCTCCCCGAAGAAGAAGCCGAAGAAGAGTACTAAGCGCGATGCAGCCCGGCTGGTGGTCCTCGCTCCTCATGATGATTCCGGGCGTGCGCGCGGCCTACGCGCTTGCCGAGCAGAAGCGCCTGGAGGCCGCGCACTTCCAGGGACAGATCCTCGCCATGCAATCGCGGCTCGACGCGCTCTCGCTTGAACGCCACGAGCTCACCCGCGAGAAAGACAACGCCTACAAGCTGGTGGTGAATGTGTTCAGCCAGTATGCGTGGGGCATCAAGCAGTTTGAAGAGGTCGGCGGGATGCCGCCGCAGTTTCACCCGCAGGAAGGTGCCGTCGCGCCCGAATCGGTCAACGCCAGCGCAATCGTGGCGAAGCGCTCGGGCCGGGCGATGGAAGAGTTCCTGGCCGCGCACGCAGGGAGCGAATAGATGGCCGAGTACAACGGACGCCCGATCACCCGCTACGGCTCACCGGCCACTAAGTTCAACACGCCGCTTTCCTGGGATGAGGAATTGAAGTTCCAGAAGCACAAAGAAATCTATTCGCCCCACGATTCGGGCGAGGACTACGACGAGCGCGGTGCCTTCCTCTACGGTCAGAAAGCCAACCAGCAACTCAAGCAGCACGGCAACGACCTGTGGAAGAAGACCAACCATCCGACGCAGTCCGACGAGAGCCTCTACGCTGGCTTCGGCCCCGCCGGGAAGTGGCTGGAGCACGGCGGCTACGTGCCGCACGGGGGACTCCTCAAAGCCAAGCTCAAAGACGACATCGCCGCCGCCGACCCGCGTAACCAGCCAACTATGCGGGCGCGGCACGCCTGGGAGATCGACAAGAAGTGATCGCCGACACCGATTCAAAGACAGTGACGACGCCTGCCGACTTCGTCGAGGTCCATGCGGATAAGCTCGGCAAGTGGATCACCGAGGATCTCGACCGGCCGCTTTCGGCGGCGCGCACCGCGCAACTCCTGCGGGCGAAAAGAGCCCTCTACTACTGGGAGGGAAAACAGTATGGGCATCTCAAATACGATTCGCATTTGGGGAGTTTTGATTGGGTGCCGTTCGACTTCAAAGAGGAAGTCCAAAGGGTTTTTGCGAACGTCTACAACATCGTTTTTTCGGACGGCCAGAAGTTCAACAGCTTAGTGGGCCAGCGGAGATTGAACCAGAAAGCGGTCGCCAACGACGCGCAGAATTTCACCCAGACCCAGACGGCGGCGCGGGCCAACACGATGGCGCGGCACTTACTCAGGTATTGGAAGCTGCAGCGCCGGGCTCCGAATGAGATCGCCGAAGTCATGTGGAACACCGGCCCCTGCTTCGGCTTCGTCGATCACGTCATCAATGGCCGGATCCACGGGTTTCACTCCGAGCCGATCTACGAAATCGAACAGGCGCAGGCCCCGGGTGAAGTGGTGTGCAATTACTGCGGCGGCAAGAGCCCGGAGGGCAGCCCCCAGTGCCAGAACTGCATGGCCCCGATCGATCCCACCGCGGCGGTCATTCCCGGGCCGCTGGTCGATCAGCCGGTCCAGAAGGGCGAAATGGAATATGCCAAGGGCATGCCCGAACTGCAGTTGCTCTCCTGCGTCCAGGTGATGGTTCCCAACGAAGCAAAGTGGATCGACGACGACTGCGAGTGGCTCGACTACTCCTACCCGCTCTCGAAGTCGAAGGCCAAACTGGTCCTGCAGCGGCTCAATGCCGCCAAGAAAGATCTGTCGCCGCTCAACGACTGGGATACCGATGAGAACGTGGCCGAAGCGGGCCGCATCCTCGAAGAGATTCAAAATCCCAACGACCGCACCACCGACCGCCCGCAGGAAACGGTGAGCTATGGCAGAAGGTGGCTCAACCCGAAATCGTACGACGGCATGCCGCGCGACATCCGCCGGGCCGCCGAGAAGCTCTACCCGGACGGCTGCCTCATTCACCGGATGGGTGGCCGGCCCGTGGCGGCCGATCCGGCCAAGATGACCGAGCACTGGAGCGTCTGTAAAACGGGCACCAATTGCTATATCAACGGGCCCGGCCTCGTCCAGAACGTGATGGGCCAGCAGGACTCGATCAACAATTTCTGGAACATGGCCGATGAAATAATCATGCGGTCGATCCCGAAGCACATCGTCGACTCGCAGATCTTGAACCCGGAGACCGTGAAGAAATCCGGCACGGTCAACGAGCTCCTCTTCACCAGGACCGGCGGCGTCGATCTCTCGAAGGCGTTCGTGACGATCCCCACGGCCCAGATCCATCAGGCCATGATGCCGGTCGCGGAGATGATGCGCCAGTACACGCGCGAGGCCGACAACATTCAGCCGGCCCTTTTCGGCGGCGGCGACCCGGCTCCGACCTGGCGGCAGGATCAGCAACAAAAAGCCGGGGCGTTGCAGGGATTGCAATTGCCCTTCGAGGGGATGCAGAACTTCGTCAGCGACATTTTGGAGGACGGCATCCGCCTGGGCGCGCGTCACGGCGTGGGCGAGGTATCGGTGCCAACGAGCGGCTTCGGTGAGATCGGCGAGTCGATCGATCTGGCCGATCTCGAGGAAGAGGGCTGGCACATCGAGGCCGCCGACACCGCACCGCAGAGCTTCAACGAGAAGGTAACGAAGTTGTCCGGCCTCTCCCAGGAAGCGCCGCAGCTCGCGCAATCGATCGGCCTGGGGCATCCCATCAACGCCGGCCAAACGAAAGCGTATTTCGGCGTCGACGACTTCTATGCGCCCGGCGAATTCCTGTTCAACATGGTGATGACGCGCATCCAGAAACTCCTCGCCGAGCCATCGCTTCCGCCGCAGATGGACGAGCTCGGCCAGCCCCTGGTCGACCCGATGACCGGGATACCGGCGGTCGAAACCAGTTCGATCCCGATCGATCCTTTCCTCGATCAGGACCATACGACCATCGCCATGATCATTCGCGAATGGTGCATGTCGCCCGCCGGTCAGCAGGCATCCGAAGACCCGGCGCAGTACTTCAATAACGTGAAATTACACGGGCAGGAACAGGACGCCGCGGCGCAGGCGCTGATGATGCAGCAGGCGATGGCGGCGGCCCCGCCGGAAGAATCTGCAGCGCCGCCTGCGTAAAGTCATGTTATAAATGACTCCAATGGAAGATCCGGGTAGCGTTGCCGCAGTTGCGAGCCCAACCGCGACAACGATCAGCGCCGAAATCGATTCGATGTTCGCCGATGCGGCGAGCGAGACGGAAAGCCCTTCCGTTGAGACGACCAGCCCAGCGAGCGAGCCGAACCCGCAAGATTCCACCGTCCAGCCGCCGACTCCTGAGACGTACGAGGCCGCCGAAGAAGAGCCTGCTCCCGCCGAAGAAGCCGCTCCTCCCGCCAAGCCCGCCGTAGAGGCCACGCCTCCGGCGCCGGGCGACGATGAGGCCCCGGGCGAAGAGTACGAGCAGCGCGGCAAGAAATGGATCCGGTATCCGGAAGCCAGAGGCAAGGAGGTCTTTGCGGGCTATCAGGCCGCCAAGACTCTGTCGAAGGAGCTTGGGCTCGACGGGCCCATCACTCCGGACACCATCAAGTCGCTCGCCAGCGACAAGACCGTCCTCGATTCGATCGACTTCGATACGATGAGCGCCGATCCGGCCGAGCAGGCCCGGGCGTTCGCCTACATCTTCAAGACCGCCGAAAAGGCGTTCAAGGGCGGGCACACCGCCTACAACCCGCACGAGACGATGGCCGATGCGCTGCTTCACGCCGCGTCGAAGGCCGCGCCCGAAGTGATCCACGGGCTCGAACAGCGGATCAACGCGCACACCTTCGACAAGCTCTACAAGCAGGCCGTCACCGCCGGACTCGACACCGAGGCAGGCAAGGAGCTCCTCGCTTCGGTGCAGCGCGCCGATCAGGCGCTCACCGGGCAATATCGCAAACGCGCCGAACTGACCAAGCAGCCGGCCGCCGCCGATCCGCTGGCCGCCGAGCGCGCCGATCTGGCCCAGCAGAGGCAGAGCATCGAAGACAAAGAGTACGCTGCGGCCAAGGCCGAGTGGGACCAATGGAACACCGGCACCAAGGCCGCCGTCGAGACCAACGTCTCCGGCGCGATTGCCAAGGCCCTGGAGCCGGTCGCCGCATCTTTAAAGAATTTTCCTGAAACTCGCAAGAACGTGGAAATACGACTTCGCGAGGAACTCAAAAACGTCTTCCTGACCGACCAGCGCTTTGCTGGCGAGCGGGAGCGTTTCTACAAGCAAGCCTCGATTGCCGGGAACGAAAGCATCCGGGATGGTTGGCGAGCGCGTCTCATTCAGCTATACACCTCCAGGGCAGAGCAAGTGCTTCGCGAGAAGGCTCCAGCAATTCTGTCCGAGTCTGCTCTCGCCATCAAGGCGAAAAGCGATAAGACTCACGAGAGGCTCAAAGGTACGCAATCGCTACGTGGAACACCCGCTGGGGGCATCGCCCCTAACGGTGCGACAGCGCCATCTGCAGGCGGCGGGAAGTTTGATTCCCAGTCCTGGGCCAAAGAATTCGACGCCGCTTTCAATTAGACGCCCGCGCGTCCCCCGTGGCCTTTTTTCTGACTCATTAGGAGAAAACTGTGGCCACCGATTTAGTGTTCGCCCAAATGGAAAAAGTTGCTCCGAAGTTGCCTGACTGGTTCGGGCGCTTCGACAACATTGTGAATCTCATCAACTCGAAAGCCGATGTTGAAAAGGTCTCGGAACGCGACTTCCGGGCAACCTACCTGACCACGAATGGTGGTCGCGTGGGAACGTATAACCCCGATGGCGGCGGCCTGGGACTTGGAAGCGCGCAGGAAGGCGGCGTGATGATCACGACCTACTTCCCGTTCAGCTTCAGAGGCCAGATCACCCAGCTTGCCAGCCGCGCCACCGCGGCCGCCGAGCAGAGCCGTTTGCAGGGCTTCAAGAAGCTCCTGAAAACGATGATTCCGGACTTCGCCGACTTCCTGGACCGCGCGTGGCATATGGGTGACGGCACCGCCGTCCTCGGCACCGCCATCTCGTTTTCCACGGTTGCCTCGAAGACCGTTTACGTGATGGACACGACCAACGGCGTCCAGGGCTTCAGGCGCGGAGAGTGGTATCAGGTATACGACTCGGCCCTGGCGGCCCCCAAGGCCGGCGGCCCGTTCAAGCTCCAGTCGATCAACTACCAGACCCGCTCGCTCACTTTCGCGGTGACGATCGCGGGCGCGGCCAACACCGACAAGATCGTGTTCGAAGGCACTTCCGGCGCGACCCCGGCGGGCCTCAAAGGGTTGCTCTATCACAACAACACCGCGACGAGCGGGTCGACTCACGGCGTCAACAGAGCCAATGAGCCCGAGATCCTCGTCAACGTGCGCGACGGCGGCAACTCGGTGCCAACCGTGCAAATGGGCATGCAGATCGCCCACCAGATCATCGAGCGCAGGAAGATCGATCAAGGCACGCCGAACGGCATGATGGCGCTGGTGAATCAAAAACAGCAAGCCAACATCCGTCAGAACGTGATGGACATCGCCAACTACGACTTGACCAACGGCAAGGTCAACGCCGATATCGGTGTGAAGGTCGATATGAAGTTCATGTTTGCGGGGATCCCCGCCACCGTGGACCCGCATCAAGCGACCAATAGAATCGACTATATTGTTCCGAATGACTGGTCTATCGCCGAGATCGACCCAGTTGGCTGGTTCGAAATGAATGGGAATAAGCTCTTCCCCCTCTATGCGTTAGACGGATCTCCAGCCGCCACGGCATGGTTCGCATTATACGTCTTGCGCGACTATTTGTGCCAGAATTTCGGAAACGCCGGAGTGATTTACAACTTGGCGCAGCCGACCTACTAGCACGAAGGACGGGGCCGGTTTATAGCCATTGGCCGGCCCTGTCTATTCAACGACATACGGGGTTTCGTCGAACTACGTCGAACAACCTGGAAAAATCTGGAATGGAACAAAAGCTACTATCTGAGCTCAATGGCCGGCTCGCTATGGAGTTCGGCCGCAACGACTTCGGCGAGAACAACTACAAGTGGAGCCTGACCCAGGATCTGTGGGGCTTCGAGCACAAAGGGCACATGGTTCCCCGCCAGATCCTCACGCCGGGCGGGCCGCTCTGGGCGGTCGAATCTCGCTTTGAGCGCTTCACGGTGGCCGACATCGTGGGGCCGAACCGCTGGGCCCTGTCCAGGTGGCAGCACATGCGGCGCGGCGAGTGGCTCGCCATCTTCGGCGAGACGTGGCCCTGGCCGAACCGCGGCGAATACCACATGGTCGGCTCTCCGATGCCGGACGGCGAGGAGCCGTGCCACAAGTCGACCGAGACGCTGATCTTCCATCTCCGGGTCCATCTGGGGATGACTCTCGAGGACCATGAGCAGGATCTGCTCGTCAGGCTCGAAGAGAAAAAGCGCATCGAAGCCGCTCCGGTGGCCGATGCGATCGACGACGCCATTTTTGCCTTTGAGCATCTCCCCGGGGCCAAAGACAACGTATCGCTGCCGACCGCCGCCTTCCGGGAGAACTACAAGGAGACACCCGTTGAGTAAGACCATCGTTTCGATTTGGCCGATGCAGGAGAGTACGTACCGGCCCCTGCACATCGCGAAGAATCCTGGCGACACGAACACGTTCATTCTCCAGGCGGGCTCGGTCGAGAGCCCGTTCCTGTTGAAAATCCCGGATTTTGACACGTACATTTACATGGGCAAAGGGATCCACCAGACGATCAACATCCCTTCCTACGAGACCGCCAACGATCTGGTGCGCCACTGGCGCGATTCGAAGAACTCTCCTGAAGACGGCGGCCTCCCCGGCATCTGGGTCTCGCCGGTCGACAATCCGACCATCGAGCAGGTTCTCTCTTCAGCGGAGCTCGACGAATTCCAAGACAAGCAGATGATGTTCGCGTCATCGAAGGTGCGCGAGGCCCGGCTCTTCGCGGCCCAGATGGAATGGCGGAACATCACCAAACTGCATTTGTTTATGGGCAAGCTCCTCAACATCCAGGGCGAGCCCTGGCAGGACTTCGATGCCCGCGCCAAGGTCGGTAAGGTGCGGTGCCCGTACTGCGACTCGCCCATCACGATGGGCGTAGCGGTGTGCTCGGTTTGCCGCGAGGTGACCGACATCGAGAAGTACAATCTAATTCGAACGGCGCAGAACCTTCCACCGAAGGTGATTGCCGCCGCGCCGAAGCCGAGCTAAAGGAAGACCAATGGCCATTCCCACTGTCGAACAAGCGATCGAAGAGGCGGCCTTCCATCTCGGCGATTCCAAGAAGCGCCGGTTCACCATACCGGATCTTCAGTTCGCGGTGGGGCTGGCCTGGCGTGAGCTCATCGACGAGATGACGTTGTGCCAGGACGCGGCGGTCGAGCTGCAGGCGCTCTACGTGCTGGCGGCCGGGACGCTGACGCTGACGCCCGCGACCGCCGGGATCTCGAATTTCGGGCAACTGCTGCGCCTGGAAGAGCGCCCGCAGGGTTCCACGAACGTGTCGTTCTTCCCGGTCCAATACACCGAGACCATTTCGCTGCCCTGGTCTCCCACGCACCGGGTCATCTATTACACTTGGCGCTCGCAGACCTTCGGCTTTCCGCCGGCCACCGGGCCCGTCGAGCTCCGCATCACCTATCTGCATAGCGGAGAGAATCCGACGACCGGGCCGCTGGGCATCGACAACTGCCTCACTGTCGTTGGCAAGCTGGCCGCCGCGTACGCGGGCCCGCCCAAGGGCCTCTCGGGCATCCCCAAGCAGATGCGCGACGAGGTTTATAAAGACCCGAACCACATGCAGACGCTGATCCAACCGCACATGCGCGAGCAGCAGGAGCGGCGGGTTCAACCTGCCGCGTACGCTGTCGGCAGCAACCGGCGCCGCCCCCGCGGCTTTTACCCCAATTTTGGACCGTAGTAAGTTTTCGATACTGGAGAAAATGGAGAACCCATGTCCTTTACCACTGAGAAGATTCCCGGCACGCCCCTCTATAAGTCGCGCACGCCGCAGATCGCGCAGGGCAACCTGCTCCTGGCCGACCTGAATACCGGCCTCACCATCGTGGCCCCGGCTGGCCGCATCATTCAGTTGACCGGGTTCCTGTTTCACATGAACGGCACCTTCGGCGGCCTCACTGATCTGCGGCTGCAGACCACCGAGACTCCGACTCCCACGCCGCTGGTCACCATCGTCGCGGCCAACATGGGAGACACGATTACGCACACCGAGGTATTCGGCACCAACGTGAAGGCCCCGGCGTATTGGCTCCCTATCAAAGGGACCGGTCTGCAGATCGTCAAGACCGGTGCGCCCGCGACCGGCGGCACCTCGATCGATTACGCGATTCACTACGTCTTCGAGGGCTAACGATTGAGCCTCGCCGAACTCAAGCAGCGCGCGGTAGCCGACCTCCGGGGCTCGTGGACGCGAGCCCGCACGGAGCCCAGCGCGGATGTCAATCGCTCGCGCGCTCAGAACACCTACCTCACCAACCGGGCCTCGAACGCCATCAACGTGCGCTTTGACGGTGGCCGCATTATCGGGCGCGACGGGCTGATCCCCGATGACATGGCCACCGGCAAGATGACCATGCTGTACCAGTGGCTGGCCTATGGAACCTCCCTCGGCCAGGCGGGCCCGGGTGTGCCGACCAACTTCCTGGTCACTTTCGAGAATGGCGAGATCCGGGTGCGCGACCTCTACTTCCGGGTCCAGAAGTTTACCGCCGCGGCCATCGCTGGTGCCTACGGAGCGACCGTCGTCGAAGCCGCCGACCGGCTCTACATTTCGACATACAAAAGCGACTTCACGGGCGCGAGCGAAGTTCGTATCCTTTATCCGACCGCCACCACCGGCTACATCGACAAAGCCTTCATGGGGCCGATGACAAACGTGCCCACGCTCACCGAGCCCTACGCGGGCCTGATCACAGCGGGCGCGCACAAGTGGGGCTACATCGTCACCTCGCGCTCCGGCTCGCAGTTGCTGCCCTCGCCCTGGCTGACCAACGCAATCTTCAACCCGGTCACGTTCACCTCAGCCCCCTCGAAGACGATCCAGGTGACCATCCACGGGCCTTGGCCCCAGGACGCGGCCTACGTGTCGGCGATCATGACTACCATCGAGAATCCCGAGAAGTTCTTCATCGTGCCCGGCACCGAGGCCGCCGTGCAGGGCGGTTCGAACATGACGGTGGATTTGTACTGCTCGATCGACGACCAGACGCTCGAGGCGTCCGGGACAGAGATCCTCGACAACTTCGATTACATGACGCAGGGCATCCAAGGAACCGGCCCGTTCTCGCCGTTCAACCTCGCGCAACTGGGCCGGCGCATCGCGTACTTTGTCGGCAACAAGGTCTACATCTCCGATCAAAACGATTATGAGCGGGTGACCGAGGCCCAGCACGTCCTGCAGGTTCCCGGGCAGCGGTGGCTCGTGACCGCCGCGCATATAAGAGGAGTCAATTACTTTTTCGGCCCGAAATGGACCTATGCCTGCGTCGACAACGAAGACGTCCCGGTGATGTGGCAGGAGCCCTATAGTGTGTCGCAGTCCTTGGGCTCGACCGCCATCCACGGCGTGTGCGCCACCACTACCGGCGACATGGCCTGGGTGGCCAACGAGTACGGGCTCTGGAACTTTCACGGTGCCTACGACGCCATTCCGGTGAGCGACATGAACGAGCCGGAATGGAAGCGCATCAATTGGGGCCTCGCGCAGACCACGCTCTGGATCGTCGACGACCCGATCGCCCAGCACGTCTGCGTCTACGCGCCGCTCGACGGAGCCACCCAGAACACGCACCGGCTGACATGGTCCTACTCAAGAGGGCGCGGCCCCACCGAGGTCGACTTCTCGCTCGACACGATCCCGGCCGCTTCGGCGGCGATGGTGCGCGAGACCACCAGCCAGCGCTCGCGCAAGTGGCACGGCCCGAACGCCGCCACGCCGATTCTGATCGAGACCATCGACGCGCTCGACGACAACGGCGTGCCGATCGTTTCGGTCTGGGAATCGGGCGAGGTTTTCAAGCGCAGAAACGTGGCAAGCTCGATCGACATGAAGATTCATGCCGTGGAAGCGAAGGTCAAAGGAGTGGGCATCCTGCGCTCGCGCGTGTACGAGGCCAGCCGCAACATCTACGAGGATCTTGCCACCGAAGTGCTTCAGGAGCTCCCCCGCGATGCGATCGAAATGGGCTGCGACGTGATGAGCCACGATGCCACCGTGGAGTTCAAGACGAGCGGGCTCGGCGAGCGCATGGACATCAACGACTTCACGCTTTTCTACGTGCCGTGGCTCACCAACCGATAGATAATCGAGCATGGCCGACAAGCTCTCGCTGACGAGCATCCGCCCGGATGTCAATTCCATTCGCACGCGCGGGACGTTCGAGTTGACCGCCGAAGCCCTCGACCGGATCGACGGCAACTTGGTCCGGATTACGAACTTTGTCAACGCAATCGATGTCAGCCCCGCCGTCATCGAAGCGCCGCCGGTCGAGCCGCCGCCGGAGGGCGCCATCATGATCCGCGTGGCGTACGAAAGTCTCTAAGATGCCAGGAGAAGTTTATTACGTCGATACGCTCACCAGAACCCTCGAGGGGAAGCTCGGCGAGCGCCTCTCTGTCCTCGATGTATCGCCCACGGCGGGCAAGGGCACGCTCGACGAGGCACCGGTATTCCTAAAGGCGTACAACTCCAAAATCACCAAAGGCGGCGGCGCGATCCATGTGCCCGGCACGGTGGGAGCCGGTTATCGTCTCTCTGTGCCGCTGGTCCTCAACGGCACTGTGGCGATCGAATTTGTGGGCGAGGGCCGCGCGTCGAAGATCTTCCGCGGAGCCGCCATGCCTGCGGGTAAGGGCGTGTTCGATTTCACTGGTGCCAAGAACATCACCTTCCGCAAGCTCCTCTTTGACGGCAGCGTCACCACCTCGACCAAGCTCGATTACTCCGCTTTCGGGAGTGACCCGGCCCATCCTTCGCTCACCCTCAACTCGATGTTCTGGCTGCGCGGTGCCGAGAACATCACCTTCGAGGATTGCGACTTCGAACACACAGGCGGCTACTCCCATTACCTCGACGCCCGCTTCTCCCGAGTGAAAGGCGTCCGGTTCATCAACTGCCGGTGGACGAACAACCGCCCGCACACGTTCGGCACGGGTGCCGACCTCGACTACGGGAGCGCCACCGGAGGCATCCTCTACCAGAACCAGGGCACGGGGGCGAGCCGGGTGGAGGATCTGACGGTGCGCGGCTGCAAGTTCGCGCGCGGCACCGGGCGAGGCGTCTGGGGACACGGCTACGGCCTGGACACGCTGCACGCCAGGATTCACATCGACCACAACAGCTTCGAGGACTACGGGCTCAACGGCATCCTGTTCGGCAACACGATCGGCGGAAGCGCGATCGGCAACAGCTTCCGGCGGATTGGCTATATCTGCCCGGACGACACTGCCCCGAGCGTGCCGAAGTGGCACCCGGGCAATAAGCCCGCCGCGATCGGAGGCTATGGCGTCACCAAGCTGGTCCCTTACACCGGCAATGATTTCGTCTCGATCAACGGCGCGGCGATCAACGCTGACGGTTATTGCTACGGCGCGATCTCCGGCAACGCCATTCGCGTTCCACGCGCGGGGGAGCCGGAATATACCGAGGATTTGATCGCCTCCTCCGGCGCCGGCCAGGGAATCATTCTCGCGAACGGGTCCGATCGCGAGGGCGCTTCGGGCGTCACGATCACCGGCAACAGTTGCGACAACCTGAGCGGCACGGCGATCGGTCTCTATTCTGCGCGGCGCTGCTACGCCTCAGGGAACCTCATCGTCGTTGTCACCACTACTCCGGTGGGCGCTCCTATCGTGATCGGGGGCCTCGGTGCCGGGTCCAATCAGAACGCCACCGATAACCTCGTCACCGAAAACATGATTCACTATTCGCCTGCGACCAAACAGGCGGCGATCGTGGAAGACGACCAGTTCCGGGCGTTCACGCCCACGGACGCAAATAGCGTCGTCAAAAACCGCATCATTGGCAACGAGTGGGTCTTTGAGTTTAAGCGCGCCCCGCTATCGAATAGCAACACGGGCATCCATTTCACAACGAACACCTCGACCGACACCCAGAGCAGGCACGGCATCCAGCGCGAGGGCCAAGCGTCCGACTCAAGTTCGGCGCTGCGCGTCTATGTGCAGGACGGCGGCGCGTTCGGCTATCTGCACATGCAGCTACAGGCGTACCGTGCCATTGGAGCCCGCGGGCCATTGTTGAACGTGTCCGAGTCCGGTCCCGGCATTGTGGACGATGAGGGCCAGCCCGAAGTCCGAGACGGGGTGATCACCACCGGGCCGTACGTGAACTCGCCCTACGGCAACGCCATGCTCACCGGCATGGTTCACGCTACCGGATACATGGCGTTCTCCGATGCCACATTCTGGGATGGCCGAGCCGACCTGTTACCCGGCCCGCCTGAAGCGGAAGGCTGGGCGCTCCTGCGCTGGGACCACTTACTCAACCGCTGGCGGCAATCGGTGGAAGGCGGCGGCGCGGCGGGCCCGCGCATATGGACAGACTTCGCCGCTGGTGCCGGTACGGCGGGGAATCCGGCCGGGACAAACGGGCAAGTGCAGTTCAACGAGAACGGGGCGTTCGGCGCTTCCCCCACCTTCACTTTCACGGGCGGCCCCAACCCGAAAGTGAATGTCACGACCACGCAATACTATCCCGCGATCGAAGTCTACAACGGCTATGTTCAATCCGGGGAGGGAGTCGGCTTCAACATGATGGCCGAGCCGTGGCCAGCAGACGCGGGCAAGGTGCGGTTATATGCCGGGATGGATGGGCAGATGTATATCTCGTCGAATGAAGGGGCGTATGTCCCCTTCAGCGCCGGGACGCCCGCTGGCTCGGACAGTCAGGTTCAGTTCAACAAAGGTGGAGTGTTTGGGGCCTCCGGAAACTTCGTCTGGGATGAGGCCGGTCAGGAGATCGCCATCCAGACGAAGATCAATACGGTTGGCTTGACGGTATTCAACGGATTCATTCAAGCCGCGCAGGGCTATGGCCTCACCATGACGGTCGAGCCTCCGGTCTCGGGAGACAACCAGGTGCGGATCTACGCGGGCGTCGACGGGACAATCTTCAAGTCGTCTGATACGCAGGCGTACGGTCCCTTCGGGAATCCCGCTGGATCAGATAGCCAGATCCAGTTCAACAAAGAAGGGAATTTCGGCGCGAGCGGCAACCTCGTCTGGGACGAGCTCGGCAAAGAGATTGCTATTCAGACGAATCCCAACACGGTTGGCCTGACGGTGTTCAACGGCTTCATTCAGGCGGCGCAGGGTTACGGCTACACCTTGATTGACGGCTCCACCGCGCAGCCTGCCAAATCAGAGGTGGGCCAAGTGCGGATGTACGCCGACACCAACGGCTGGATGTACATCTCGACGAACGGGCAGGACTACGGTCCCATCGTGAATGGGCCGGCCGGTAATGACACCTGGATACAGTACAACAAAGACGGCGTGTTCTGGGCCTCAGAACACTTCATCTACAACGAGACGATCCAGACGATGACGGTCGACGGCGGGGTGGCTCTCGAGACGCTTACGTTCACCCAGCTTACGGCCTCAGCGGGACCGCCACCGCAACCGCCTCGCGCGCCTACCGGCAAGGTGCGGCTCTACGCCGACACCAACGGGCTGATGTACATCTCGACGAGCGGCTCGGCCTATGGACCTTTTTCGCTCCACCCGGCCGGCGCAGACGGCGAGGTCCAGTTCAACGTCAAGGGCGCGTTCGGCGCTTCCGAGTTCTTCTACTGGGACAATCGCCCGGATAAGCTGACCCTGTCGGTGACGTGTGTGGCGGGCCACGCCGCTATCTCGACTTCGGGCGGCTGGATACAATCCGAGGGCGGGTTTCTGACTAACAACATAGAACCTACGGCCATCCAGGCACCCGTGGGCGGGGTACACGGGGCGATCGTCAACGCCAGTAAGTATATTTCGGTGACGCAGACACCGAGCCTTGCGCCCTTGGAGGATGACAGCCTGATCGGGAAGGCTTTCCTGTGGGCCAGTTCCGTCGAAATCTCCGGCGTCCCGGCCCACTATGCCGCTTTGAGTACGTTCGTGGGGAGCACTTCGGTACTTTGCGGTCTCGCGGTGGGAACCCTGATAGCCGCCGATCGTGTGATCGGGTACAAGGGGATAGAGTTCGTTCAACAGTCGGTCGCGCCGCCAGTCTCCACTGATGGCCGGGTGCGGCTCTACGCGAAAGACGATGGGCAACTCTGGATATCGACAAACGGAGCCGCGTATGGGCCGATATCGCTCACTGCGGCAGGCACCAGCAGGCAGATCCAGTTCAACATGAACGGAGCATTTGCCGCGACTGCCAACCTCGTCTGGGATGAAGGCGGCATACTTGCCATGAACGGCTATCTCCAGACCCAGGCCGTCAACAACGCGGTCCAATGGGTGATGTACCGCACGTTCGACCCGGCCCATGTCTATTACATGGGCATCGACGCGGGGGAAAACTGGTTCCTGATTGATGCCTCTCGCGGCGGCTATCAATCGCTGCTTGTTACCCCAGTGCCGTTTACGGCTGGGCCCCCGATAGTTTACAAGCCCGAGGAAGTGATCGTGGCTACTTGCGGTTGGTTCCGCGGCTCTGGGGGCCTGGGCTTCATGCAGTTGGGCGCGGAGCCGGGTAAATCTATTCCTGGCCAAGTGCGGATCTACGCGAACACAAACGGCGCGCTCTATATTTCAACGAACGGTGCCGCATATGGGCCATTCGGGGGCGGGGGCACCACTTCTCCTGGCGGCCCTACCACTGCCGTGCAGTACAACAACGCTGGGGCATTCGGCGGGACGCAGGACTTGGTATGGACAAGCTCTGCAAACAACCTCTCTATCGGGGGAGGCACTTCTACCGATACCCCTGCCCGGCTCCAGACCAACTCGACGGGTCAGGTCAGAAACCCCGCCACTGGCGCTCTGGGCCCGAATAACATTGAAGGCGATACGCAGTGGATGATGCACCGTCCCTGGATCTACATCTGGTATCTGGGAATCCGTACCGACGGGAAGTGGTTTATCCGCGATCCCATGCACGCAAACGCAGGGGCTGGCTTCCCTCACGGCCCAGATGTTTTGACGGTTAGCGGCGGCGACTGGACCGGGGCAGGATCAGTCGTCTACACGCCTGGGTGGTTCCAGTCCATTCAAGGCTTCCTCGCCACTGGCACGGCCTACAGCGCGCTCGACGCCAGGAGCGGTGGGGCCCTTGTTCAGACTCTTTCCTTTGCTCGGGTGAATACGGGCGTCACCGCGGCCCCTCCGGTATCTGGTTCCTCTGGCAACGGGGAAGTAAAGCTCTATGCCAACACGGACGGCCAGTTGTATATCTCGACCAACGGGGCTGCGTGGGGACCGTTCGGCGGCGGGGGCAGCGGCACACCGGGCGGATCGAACACGCAGATTCAGTTCAACAAGGCCGGAGTCTTCGGCGGCGACGGCGACTTTACCTTCAGCCCAGGAGCTACCCCGACCGATCCCGCAATTCTGGACTTCTGGGGCTATATGAAGTTCAGTTTGTACGCCGCGCACACATTCCAGCTTGGTTCGAAATACGTCCCTGGTCAGAGTTTCCCCACCTATATCCCTGATTCCTTCCAGTTCCAGATCGAGGATCTTACGTACAACAACAAATGTCTCCAGATCGTGGGGGCCTCTTCCGGACCTTCAATCCTCGTGTACACGCAGGGCTACTTTGAAAGCTCCGGCGGCTTCAACTCGCAGCAGGCCACGTACAACACGTTTCGCTCGACCGGCGGCGGCGGGATCTCGGTGGCCTATGTCCGAGCTACTTACTGCACCCATATCGGGACAAGCAACGGCCAACCTGGGATGCTTTGGCCGGATGCCGTATCGAACGGGTGTATGTATTACGACACCGGGACCAAGACGATAAAAGCCCTCATCGACAATGTCTGGAGACAGGTTTACACAATCGGTTAGGAGATTTATGCACACCATTGCGATTCCCATGAGAGCGAGACTCTACTTACTCGCGCTGATCGGCCAGGAGTCAGGCGGCTTGGAGGACGAGAAGCGGATGCTCTCGACCGAGCTCTTGTACAAGCTCGAGCTACCCGCCGGAGAAATGGCCCTGTACGAGACGCCCGTCCCGCAGGGCGGCGCTTACCTGCACCTCGACCGGATCGCGCAGGCCCCGGTACTGGAGAAGGAGTTTTCGGGGGCCGAGCTCCGGCGGGCGCAGTCCATTCTGCTCGAATGGAAGAACTACCGGCCTGGCGATGACCGCTTCATCCGCCCGTTGCTCAAAGACATTCGCGCGGCGCTCGAAACCGAGGAGTCTGGTGGACAGGCCGATGCCCTCCTGCGGGTCACCAACGGCGCACCAAAGGTTACCGGGCGGCGCGCAGGATAAGATCAGCAAGTCCGTTAGAAAGGAACCAACATGAAAACCCCCGTCAAAGCCGCTCCCCGATCTGCTCCCACCTCGATCGATCCTTCGAAGATCCTGGTCAGAGCGATGAAGGGCTACCTCTACAGCCCATTCACCAAGCGGCTCTATTACACCTACAACCGGCAGGAAGTCGGACCTTCGGAATACGAACGGCCCTGGTCGGTCAACCCCAACTACGGCTTCGAGACTCCTATTTATCCGTTGAACCCGGTTGACTACCCCACTGCCGAAACCGCCAACACCATCCTTGAATGGGCCAGGGCGCAATGGCCGTCGAGCGGCCTGATCTTTGACATCTACGTTCCCACGCCAGAGGGCCACGTTACGCAACTGCAGTATTGGTTGGTGGCCTGGAACGGCCAGGACGTGTTCGAGATCTACAGCGCCGGCTGGTGGGCATTCGATCTCGACAAGGACGGCCAGCAGGCCGCCTACGAGCAGCGCACCGCCGAACTGCGCGATGCGGGATTCTCAGTTTAAGGGAGTGTAGACTTGGTGCAACTCGCTGGCCCGTCACTGGGCTAATCTCCGCAGGCCGGCGAGGCAGAGCGGTCGACCCGATGCGGCCGCTCTGTAAAAAAAAGGAGTCCGTATGCCAATCATTCAGGTCATGGTGGTCATTATCGTTGTCGGCGTGCTGCTGTACTTCGCCAATCTGTATATCCCGATGGCAACGCCGATTAAGCAAATCCTCAACATCGTTGTCATTCTCTTCTTGGTCCTGTGGCTGCTCTCGGTTTTTGGTCTGCTCCCTGGTGGCACGGTTCCCCGTCTCAAATGAGATCAAAACATTTCGCGGGTTTCCTGTCAGCCGGGGTAGTAGGATAAATCAATCGCATGGCAAAACTCGACGATCAGATCGCGCAAGATCGACAGAAGGTTACTGCCGGTGGGGATCAGACCCAGGCAGAGAACCGGCAGCGCTCCAATGTAGCCCGTCAACGCCGCGTTCCGATGTTGGAGCAGATGGATGAAGCCTACGACCCGATGATCGGCGGCCGCGGCGGCTACAACCCACAAGAGGCTGCCGACGTTCGCGGCGACTACACCGGCATCCCCACGACGCCGGAAGAATTCCAGAGCAATCAGTTCACCGGCCAGGAATACAACGACATCATGGGCACGCCTTGGGACAGGGCGGCCTACTACGATCCCGAGTCGGACATGGCGCGCACGTACGAGTCGAGCGGGCGGGTGCGCGGCGCGGTCGATCAGTATGGCAACGACGTCGACCGGTACGGCAACGAGTTGACTCAATCGATCGACGAGAAGGGACTCTCGATCGATCCCCGCTATAAAGAGATGCAGGATGCCACGATCATGCAGACCGGCTCTGACCGGCGCAAGGCAGTGGATCCGGCGCTCCTGCGCGCCGACGCAGGCGCTCTCGACACGATCAGGATGTCGCCCGAGGAATACCAACAAACCCTCACCGCTGGCGGCAACGTAATCGGGGAAGGCTACCGGGCAGCGGCTGACGATGTCGCGCGCCGCTCGCGCGCCGCCGGGGTAAATCCCTTGGGTATGGCGGCTGCCCGCGAGAGACTCGAACGCAGTTCGGCGGTCGATCGCGGAGACGCGATGCTCAGGGCCAAGGTCGCGGCTGGAGCAGCCCGCGCTGGCCGGGCCGGAACCGCCGAGGAGTTCCGCATGCGCGGCGAGGAGTCGGCCTCCGATCGGATGGCCCGCGCGGCGATGGAAGCCGGTGAGTTCGAGTACGGCTCGCGGGCCGGGCTCGAGGACCAGCGCCTCAATGCGGCCCGGGATATATCTGGGCGCAAATTGGACGTGGGCAAGACGAAGCTGGGGGCGGCTGGGGATCTGGGCCGCACGCGGGTCGGTGCCGAAGAGGGCGCTGGTCAGCGCGAACAGCAGGCCCGGCAATTCAACACCGCCACTGGGACCGAGATCGTCACCGGCATCGAGAAGGACACCGCCGCGCGACGGGCGGGCCTCGCCGAGAACCGGCAAAAGACCAACTTCGCCAACCAGGACGCCCGGTTCCGGCAGGGAATGGACGTGCAGCAGGCCAAGCGGCAGGGCTCGCAGACGGTCGCTGATAAGCGGCTCAGTCAACAGGAAACGGCCCTTAGCTGGAAAGAGCGGCAGGAGGCGGCGGCCCGGGCCGAGGAAGAAGGCGGCTACGATCGCGAGCAACGGGCCTTCGAGTTCAAGACCGGGGCCCAGGATCAAGCCACGCAGAATCAGTTGCGGCGCGACGAGCGGGTACGGGGCTGGGAGAAGGTCGGCGGCATGATTGTCGGCGGCGTGGGTGCCGCTGCCAGTGGCGGGCTCCTTCCAGGAGCGGGCGCTGCAGCAAAGGTGGCCAGCCCGGCCATGAAAGCAGCCAAGGGAGCCGCTGGATTAGGGAACGCGCCCAAAGCAATCAGGTACTGAAAAGGGATTTTAAATGCCAAGTTACTGGGAAAACGATCTTCCGCCTGCAGCGGGCGCTGCGCCAGCGGCACCTAAGCCTATGGGGGCTGCACCGGCTCCGATGGGCCAGCCTCAACAGCCGCGGCGTCCGATGGGACGCGCGCAAGGCCAGCAACCGGGAGGCGCTCCCGGCGGTCAGGGCCGATGGTGGCAGAATCCGGGTTCCGCAGTCCGTCCTCCGATAGCGGCTGCGGCGCCGGGCGGCGCTCCTCCGGCAGCTACTTCTCCTCCGGCTGGTGGAGCGCCACCGGCAGCGGCTCCTCCCGCGCCTGGAGCTCCTCAACCGTGGTCGATGGCCAGCCAAGCCAACCGATTCGCGCCACCGCCAGCCGCAGCGGCACCGGCTCCCCCGCCTGCAGCCGCACCGCCCCCAGCCGCTGCGCCACCACCAGCGCAGGGAACTTCTTTGCAAGCCGCTCCTCCCGGAGCCGAACAGGCAGCCCAGAAATCTTTCCAAATGTATGGGGATGCTTATCCGTCTCGGGAAAATGATCCAAGAGGCCAGGATCCCAGATCGGACGAGGCGCGGGCGGCGGAACAACAGCAGTACGACCGGAGCCGCATGGAGTACAGTGTCGACCGCCTGCGCGATGCGGGGGGCGTTCGGGGACCGAATGGGCAGCCGCTTCCTGGCCGGGGCGGCGAGCGCCGCGCGTGGGACGAGAGGCCCGGCGGTCCACAGGCTTCGAGCCCATATGACAGGAGCAGTTATTATGAACCCGATCGCCGCAGCCGGGCATTTGGACCGGCACCGCCCACGGGTGTGGCCTCGTACGGGGTGGGCCCGGTCGGCGGTGGCGAAGAGCCTCCTCTCGCAGGACCGGAAGGCGGCGGCGGCGAGACTGCCGTTCGGTCGATCGAGCCCGGCGAAGGCGGCGGCCCCCGCTGGGAGCAGGCAATACAGGGCGGGCTGGCTCCAATGGGCGGGCCTCCGAAGCCTCCTCTACAACCCGAAGGCACAAGCGTACGGCGTCTCGAGGGAGGCGGCGGCGGGCGTGAGCAAATGATGCGGCAGATTCAGATGCAGAACATGCGCGGTCGCGGGCCGATGATGGGCCGCCGGCCGATGCCAATGGGACGAGGACGAGGACCAGCCAGCTACTAAGCCATGCCGAACTACTGGGAAGACGACCCCACAGATCCGTTCTCTCTATCGAGGCGATATGCTCCGGCTTCCCCGGCTGCTCCGGTCACGAGTCAGTTTGCCAAGTATCAACCGGACGCGCCGATGCCTGATACGGGCTGGGGCTCACCGCCGGAAATGGCCATGCCATCCGGTATCCCCAAACTGCCCCGGTCGATGTCCAAGTACAAGCAGGACGACTGGATCAATCCAGGGCAGGATCCGTTTTACGAGACCTGGGAGAGCGACTGGAACTCGGCGGTAGCCAGGAAGGATGCCGCGCTCAAGGGCAAGCCCAGGATCGGCGACAAGCAATACGACCTTCCGATGTGGCAGAAGGCCCTGATGACCGGCGCGAATGCGTTTGCCGGGTACATCAATGCCGGACGCCGCACCCACGTCGATCCGATCGACCAGGCGACCTTGCGCCGCCGCCCGAAATACGAAGAGGCGATGGACCTCTGGGAGACCCAAGGCAAGGCGATCGACCAGGAATTGAACAACCTGCAGAGCAAATACAGCCTGCGGCGGCAGAAGCATCAGGACACGATCGCCGACCGTGCGGCGAGCCTACAGGAACGCTCGGCCAGACGCCTGGAAGAGCAGGCTGACCGGCAGGGCGACCTCATATCGTCGCAGATCGACGAGAACCAAGCCCAAGGAGAGCACAACCGGGCCCAGGCAGCGTACCAGCGGGAACTGGCGAAGAAGGCGGCCACTAGGCAGGAGTACATCCCCGCCGGTCGCGGCCAGATGTTCAAGACGAGCACCGAGGAATTTCTTGGAGATCCTTACAAGTCGCCGGAAGAGATCAAGCAGGAGGCCGAAGACAAGCGCGCCGATGAAGCTGAATCGATGGGCTTTGAACCCGGCTCTCTCGAGTACTGGAACTACGTGAAGAAGGCCGGGATCTGGCGGCCCCGCGCGCCCGGCACCGGCCTCCACGGCGCACTGACCGCGAACCAGGAGCAACTCCAAGCCGAACGGGTAGCCAAGCGAATGGCTGCCATGAGTGATGAAGAGCGCACCAATCCCCAGACTGGGGAGCCCGGCCTCAACGAGATCCGGGAGCGGTTCGGCGTACTACTCAAAGCCGCTTACGCGCAGGCCAAGAAGACCAACAAGCCGCCGGTCATTCCGCCAGCCGCTGTCGAACGGTTCAACGCCGCCACCGACAAGCTGATTGAAAACTTGAAGACCAAGCTAGACTTGGGGCAACTCGGCGGCGGCCGGGCCGAGTACGACGCGCGGGTACAGGGCCTGAAGAAGTGGACCCCGCCGAAGCCGGAAGCGGCTGGAGCACCTACCCCGGCTGCGGCCCCCGCACCGGCTGCGGCTCCTGCGGCACCTACTACCCCAACCACCGGACAGCAGAAGGGCACGTTCGGGGGCTGGGGAGACTGGGATACGCCGAAGCCGCCGCGCAGGACTCTCGAATCATTTGGCGGGCGTTAAATGGCCAGAAAGTTCGACCTCGACGGGGCACGCCGGGAGGGTTATACCGATACCCAGATTGCCGATTACCTTGCTGGCTCGCAGGGTTTCGATATCGCCGGGGCCCGCAAGGAAGGCTACACCGACCAGGAGATAATCGGGCACCTCAACAAGCCCGAGGGAGCGGAACTGCCCCAGGTAGGGCAGACGCCCGCGATGGCTCCGTCCTCGATTGGACCGATCAGCACTCCTCCACCCGCTGGCTGGACGACGATGCAGGAGACGCCTTGGTCGACTCCGTACGATATAAAGGTTCCCGGCGCCGAGCGCACCGGCCTCCCCGGCGTGCAGGGCGCGGCGATCCCACCTACGCTGGGCGGCCCGCCTCTCCGGCCTCGTCCTTTGCCACCGTCCCAGCAAACCTTCGGAGCGCCGCTTCGATACGAGGAGCCACCGATCAGGGGCACTCACCGCGCCGAGAAGTACTACCAACAGCCGGAGGTAAGACCGGACTGGGGGCCGCAGCCGGCTGACCGTGGACTCTTAGAAAGCGGGGGAGGCGCGTGGGCCGAGGGTTGGCGTGGACTGCAGGGCACGATCGGCTCAGGAGCCGAGGCAGTAGGAGTCGTTGGCCGGGAGGCATTCCCACAGAGTCGACCGATGCAATCGGTGTTCGACACCGTTTATGACGTTGGCCGGTACATCCAGCCGGATAATCAGGAGTTCACAGAGCGGCGCACCGCCCAACAGGTCTGGGAAGACCCGAGCTTATACGGGGCGGCCCAGTGGGGAATCGAGTCGCTGGCGCAGGGAGCGCCGAGCATCATCACCAGTGCTACGGCGAGCGCCATTCATCCGCTGCTCGGCAAGGTTGTCACCTACCTGATGAGCGCCGGGGAGATCAAGCAAAACCTTGAGCAACAGGGCCACGGCGAAGTGGACGCTTCAAAAGCGGCGCTTATGTTCGGGTTCCCGTCTTCGTGGCTGGAAAACTTCGAGCCGATGCGGATCGTGTCTGCTCTCAAGAAGGTTCCGGTCAAGCAAACCCTGAAGGAGATTCTGGAGCAGACCGCCAAGAAGATGAGCCTCATGAAGCGCACCGGGGCAGCCGGGCTTGAGGGGCTGTATGAAGGCGCGACCGAGGGAGGCCAGACCGCTATCTCGGAATTCGCCAACTACTTCCTGGGCGGCGAGGTTCCGAACGCCACCGAACTGTTCTGGAAGATCTTTAACGATACCGCCGCAGGCATGGTCCCCGGCTGGGTCGGCGGCGGCATACAGCAGAGAGCCGAGGCCAAGCACTCGGCTGAGGCCCGCGAGTTCATGGAGGAGCTCGAACGGAACGATCCGCTCGGCAAGTACATGGGCGATCGCAACGCCAGGATGGCAGGCACTGGCCCGGGCAATGTAACTTCCCCAGAAGGCCCGAATCCGCCGATCTCGCCGGTCCCTGGTGTTTCCTTCCAAGGCGATCCCACGAGCCTCGTGCCGACCCAGGCCCCGGCCCAGCGCCCGATCGCCGACCCGGTCCAGGTCTACGAGGAGGCCAAGGCATTCGCTTCGAACTTCCCGGAGCTTGGCGTAAGCTCCCTGGTGAAGAAGTTCAACGTCACGCGCGACGGAGCCCGGCAGATCCTCGATCGCCTCGTCGAGGAAGGCGTCTTCGCTCCCAAGCCGACCCGGGACGGCGGCACCGTCTTCACCAATCTGGCCCTGCAGGCCGAGCGCGGCGGCAAGGCCGCGGTGGTCAAGCCGAAGACGGACGAGGAGCTCGAGCAGGAGCTCGTCGCGCAGCGGCAGGTAGTTCCCCAGCAAACCCTCGACAACCTGCGTTCCGCGCTGGAAACACTCCAGAGCCTCACTGGCCAGGAGCCCGGCTACGCCGACATCGTCGCTCAGGCCCAGGCGGTGATCGACCGCTTCCGCCGCGTGTCTGCAAAGAAGGGCGTCGACGCCGACGCGATCATCAGCGGGCTCACGGGAGGAGCGCCCCAGGTTCAACAGCCGAAGCCGCCGGCCAAGGCGGCCAAGGCTCCTACACCTCCTACACCGCCGGAGCCACGGGTAACCGCTGAAGAGCACGCTACTCAATGGGAGCAATCGCAGATCGAACGCGGGCTTGAGAAGGAAAGCCAGCGCGTCTTCGGTAAACCTTTCGGAGATCTCACTCCACTCAATCAGTGGATCATTCGAGGGAACGTCCCCGGCGCCGAACAAGAAGCAAAACCCGCTCCGAAAGTGCCCGCCCCCGCGCCACCGGTTGTCCAGCAAGCGGCTCCTGGCGAGGAGATGGAGCAGCCGCCGCCGGCCCTCGAACGGGACTTGCCGCCGGAAACCGGAGCAGAGAAGCAGGAACCGATCCCGGTCCCAACAGAAGAGCAGGCCAAGCGCGAGGCGTTCATCCGGGCCCGCTACTACAACAAGCCGGAGAAGTGGTACGAATCCGTGGAGGGCCCAGGCCCGCGCCCGGAGTGGAACAACGTCGTCGACCACTTTGCCCGCGTGGCGAGCAAGCAGCAGGGCCTCTCGATCCAAGCCATAGCCAAGGAAGAGGTTCTAGCCCATCGCAGAGGTCTCGCGACAGTCCAACAGAAAGGGGGACCACAGGGACTCGAACAACCGCCGTCAGCATTGGAGCGGGCCCAACCGCCTGCTCCAGCGGCAGTCGCACCGGAAGACCTCCGGGTCGAAGAGAAGAAGGACGGCAAGACCGTCACCCTCAACTACTACCAGCCCGATGGCACCTATGTCGGTTTTGGCAAGTATATCGGCCGCTTCAGCCTCATCGTGCAGGTCGAGCCTAAGTTCCGCCGCCTGGGCTACGGGACGCGCATTCACGGGGATATGCAGAAGCGGGGTGTCACCGACTCGACCGCCGGAACTCCCGAGGGCAAGGCTCTGCTTGAGAGCCGGGGATGGGTAGAGGGAGAGACTCCTGACCAGTTCAGCCCGCCTGGGTTTAAGGAGAAGGAAGAGGAACCGGCCCCGCCGACGTCGCTGGAGGAGCCCAAACCCGCTCCACCGGCTCCACAGGCCACCTTCACCGCCAGGATGGACGCCGCCCAAACCGCCGACGAGGGCCGTAAGATTCTCGGCGATGCAACGGACGCCGTTGAGGCTCTGATGCGGGATATCGGCATCCAGCCGATCGTAGGAAACGTCGCGCCAAATTACACAGTTGGTATTCACATCCTGAATGACAAGAAGAGAGTCAGGCCCGCCCTAAAGGAGGCCAAGGCTAAGAATCCCGCCAAGGCGAAACAACTCGAAGCACTGATCCAGGACGTGCTGCAAGCCTACGGCCCGGGCTGGGAGCGGGTCAAGGACGCCGACTACGCGAGGGAAGACGCGAAGTTTGAGAAGTTCAAGAAGGACAAGCCGGTCGAGAAGACCCCGCCCGCGAGTGTGAAGAGGAAGAAGGGAGAACCGGCCAGAGAGGCCGTCGCCCCGTTCACCGGCCAGGACATCAGCAAAGAGCCAGCTTGGTATCAGAAAGACTTCGCCGAGCCACGGCCGCCGTGGGCCCAGATCGTTGCGCTCACCCAAGAGTCGACTATGAAGGGGCGCACGCTCCCGCAGATCGTTGACCTGGCGGTCGAGCTTCACCAGCAGAGGCTGGTCGCCGAGCGCGAGAAGTTCCAGGTGGAGCAGCAACGCGGCAAGCCGGTCACCTACGAGGATAAGCGGGCCGCTAAGGAGGCCGAGAAGAAAGCCGCCGCCGCCGCCAAGCGGGCTGAGAAGAAGAAGAAGGGCAAGGCCAAGGAGGAAGGTGAGGATCTCGCACCGATCACGTCCCTTGAGGAGGACGAAGAGAAGTTTGTAGTCAAGTCGGTCGAGGATCTGGAGGCCGAGCGTGAACGCAAAGACAACTCGCCCGAAGGCATCGTAGGCCGCCTCCCTGGTTTCACGAAGGAGCAAGAGGCCGCGCTGATCGAGGAGCTCCGGGCCGGTGCCACCGTGCGGGATGCGATCGCCCGCGTGGCGTGGGAAGCCGACAGCTACCAGGATGCGGTCGACCGGGACAAGCGCGATGGCTCACTGGATGCTCCCTACATCAAATCGACGGCGGATCTGGCCCGTGTCGAGAGGGCTGACGTCGCCGCGCCGGAACCCAAGGCAAAGACCAAGGAGCAGGAGCCGGGCAAGGTCACTTCGCTCGCCAAGCTCATGCCTAACCTTGTCAACGTCAAGCCGGGCTATGGCACCGCTGCCCTGGATTTTGCCAACGAGATCGACCAAGCCGTCTACGTCGCGGGCGGCGGCAATCCCCTCTACCCATACTCGATACCGAATTCGACCCAAAAAGACTTCGTTAAGTTCGCGATGGCACACACCGGCCTGACACAGGAGGAGATCGAGGCCGCCGCCGATCGCATGAGGATGTTCCTCATGAATACCTCGGAAGGCATCGAGGCCACCGGCAAGGAAGTGGACCGGATGACGGCTCCTAGCTGGAATATCACCTTGGATGAGGTCAGAGCCGCCAGGAAACCCAAACCGGTGAAGGCGAAAGCCAAGGAGGAGCAGCCGGCCAAGGTCACGCCTCTTGAAAAAGAGGAGGAGGAGGAGGACGACGACGAGCGGTACTTCGACGAGGAGGAGGACGAGGATGGCTTCGCCAAGAAGAAGGAGAAGCCACCGCGCAAGCCGGAGATGGAGGCCGCCGTTCTCAAGGCGATCGGGTCAGGCCGGTTGTCGCAAGATCTCTCCGACATGAAAGAGTTCTCCGGCCAAAACCGGAATGACTACTACAACGCCATTGAAGCCCTCGCCGACGACGGCGTCATCGAGTTGGACGTGTTCGCCAAAGGCGGTCCTACGTGGACCCCGGTGAAGCAGGCCGGGCAGCAGGAGGCCAAGCAGGAACCCAAGCAGGCCCCGGCGCGGGATCCCAAGGTCGAGGCCGGGATCCTGGGGTTGCTGGGGACCAAAGGTATACCGGCCTTTGACCTCAGGCGCTCCATGAAGTGGAACGAGAATCCGGAAGCGTCTCAGAACGCCCTGGACGCTCTCGTGGAGGCCGGTGTCATCAAGTTCAACAAGAAGACCAAGACCTACTTCCCGGCAGAGAAGCCGCGCCCCAAGGGGCCCAAGGCCCGGCCCAAAGCCTCGATCCTCCAGGATGAGGAGCCCGGCAGGCCCACCTCGCCCGAAGAGCGGGACTACGACGACATCCAGCGCGACATTGACGCTGAAGAAGACCGCTTGGTGGCCGGCGGGATGTCGGAGGATCAACTAAGCCGCCTCTATAATCCGGAGAACAGGAAGCAGGAGGACTTCCCTCCAGGCTGGCAACCAATGCCGGACAAACTGGCGGCTCTCTATCGCGAGAGAGATGCCGCCCTGGAAGCCGAAGAGCGTAAGGGGCCAGTCGATGAACAGAAGCGTTTAGAGGACGCGGTCCTCAAGGCAGTCGGCACCGGCATTCTCGACGACAAACTGGACGAGCACGAAGAGTACCTCAAAGACCCGGATGCGTTCTATGAAGCGGTATCCAGGCTGATCGGCACCGGCAGACTTGATACTCGCGTAAAGGGCGACCACCTTTACTTCTCCCCGCTGGAACCGGGCACCGCTCGCCACGACATAAACAAACGCGAGTTGGAAGCCGCGGTTTCGAAGATGGAGAGGATCACCCGGGATACCAAGATCCTCATCCTGAATGCTGGTTTACAGGACGCCCGCGCCGCTGTGAAGCGGGCTACCAAGGGAGCCGGGGCTCCGGTGGACCTGGGCAAGGTGACTTCGCCGGAGAAGAAGTCGGCCTTCGAGAAGGCCAAGGACGCCCTGGCCGGGTTCGTGGGCAAGAAGAAGACCGACGTTCGCCAGGCCGGCCTGATCGACCCGGCCAAGCATCCGGGTGGGGCAGCTTATGCCAAGAGCGGCAATAGCTGGATGATCGAGCACGCGAAGATCCGGTTCCCCAAGCGCGGCAATACCGGCGTGGTGTACATGAACCATGACGCCATGCGGATCCTCATGTGGATCTCTGGGCAGAAGCTAGGCGGCGCGAACTTTGCCGCATCTGACTACGACATTATCCTCGGTGACCTCAAAGAACACCTCGGCCTCGACCTGAGCCCGGAAGCAAAGGCCGTACTGGACAAGCTGCACGCCGACATCACCGAGTTCCGGAAGCAGAACCCGGAGGGGATGGACGTTGTGCTGGCCGACAAGAAGCGGTCGCTTCTTGCCGACATCCAGGGGAAGAAGCTCGACACCGTCAAGTCGGTGGCCTACGAGGAGAGGCTCCATGCCGTCCAGCGGAAGGCTCCGCTCAAGGAAGCCGTCATCAAAGCCCTGATGAGGACGGCAGTTTTCAAGAAGGCCGAGCTCCATCTGATGAACGTTCGTCTCTATGGAGACGACGTCCTGGATAATTTTGACGAGGTTACTGCCAAGGTTCTGGCCGGCCAGGAGATGGGGCTTACCCTGGATGAGCAGATTGAAGTAGCGCAGGCGTACCGGGCGGCCCTGATCGCCGAGCACGGCGATGACGTCATCGTCCTGTTCCGGTACATGAAGCCTGGAAAGGTGAAGGAGGCATTTCGTGGCACAACAACGACCAAGGAAAGTAGTGGGCGCACCGGGGTTGAGCCGCCGGGCGGTCGAGAACTTCAACGCGGCCCAACTGGCGGCCGAGAGGGCCCGGCTCCTGGGGAAGGACGAGAACGAGGCGTTCGCGAAGGCGCTGAAGGCGCAGTGGGAGAAGAGCGCGGAGAAGAAGGAGGACTAGACCTCAAGGCTTCACGGGCAAATCCAGCGACCGACATCGCGGATAAGTCGTTTGTAAAGGACACAGCGCGCACACTCCTGGGCGAATGGTCGGCAGGCCGCATCAAGGTCAAGGACATCGCCGCGAAGATCATCAAGGAGCATGGGGCCAAGGCCCGC